TCGACGACCAGGTGAACGAACTGCTGCGCCGCCTCAAGCTCGGCGAGCACATCACCAAGCCCAGCGCGGCCAAGATCCTCGGCGTCCCCGAGTCGACCGCCTACCGCCGACTCACCGCGGCGCAGGCACTCCTCAACCAGTACCGCTGACCGCCCGCCCGGCCCGACCCCCGCACTCACCCGCGGGGGCCGCCGCGTCCCGCCACGGAGCACCAGTGAAACTCACCCGAACCGACGTCATCACTGCCGTCGCCGTGCCCAGCCTCGTCTCCGGCGCCGCGCTCCTCGCCGACCAGATGTACGGCAGCAACGCCGTCACCACGGAGTTCATCGCCGCCGTCGCAACGGGCAAGCTCAGCCTGCTCAGCTTCAGCAAGAGCTGGTCCCCGTCCCTGTCCTGGGGTGCAGGCGCAGCAGCGGCGGCGTTCACCCAGGCCACCATCACCGGGGCCGGGAGCACGGGCGTCGGCCTCTATTCGTGGCTCGTGGCCGCGCTCATCACGGGCGCAGCCTGCGGGGCATACCGGCACCACACGAGGCACGACGACATCAAGGTGGAGCAGGAGTCGGTGAAGCTCCAGACCGGGCTCGTCCGCTTGCAGATGGCCCACCACACCCTGGTCCAGAAGACCACCCCCGTTCCGGTCCAGTCCGGTCCGGACCTGACCGGGCGGACCGTCGAGGAGACCAGGCTGCGGACCGTGGTCCACGAACTGTTCGCCGCTGAACTCCCGGGCTGCACCGTGGAACGAACCCGGACCGGATGGACCGCAGTCCTCGACCTGCCCGTGAACCTGGACCGGGCCAAGCTCCGGACCGCCTGGCCCAAGGTCACCTCGGGGCTGGGTGTGGCCGGGGAGTTCGTCCTCGACGACGGCGCGCTCACGAACCAGTTGGTGGCCCGGTTCATCGACGGCGACCCGCTGTCCGAGGTGATCCCGTACCAGCGGTTCACCGCAGCCCGGTTCACCGACCCGGTCCACCTCGGCGTGGACCGGTTCCTGAACCCGGTCACCGTGGAACTGGCCTACGCCCACACCCTGATCGCCGGATCGAGCAAGTTCGGCAAGTCCACCCTGGTCCGGTCCATCGTCCTCCAGCTCGCGGACCGGCCCGACGTCGTGGTCTACGGCGTGGACCTCAAGCCCGGCGCGCCGGAGATGACGCCGATGCTGCCGATCCTCCAAGACCTCGCCAAGACCGCAGAGCAGGCCCACGCCTTCCTCGACTGGCTGAAGCAGGAGCTTGCCGAGCGCGGTGAGATCCTCGCTCAGGCCGGTGACCAGGAATGGGACCCCGTCAAGCACGGCCGGCCCGCACTGTGGGCAGTGTTCGACGAGCTCGGCGAGCTGGTCCGGCAGGCAGACGTCGGCCCGTGGAAGAAGGACCCGGCGACGAAGAAGCTCGAATCACTGCTCGCGCTGGCCCGGTTCGCAGGTATCCACCTGATCGCGGCCACGCAGCAGCCGTCCCGGAAAGTCTTCGGCGGGACCACCGACGCCCGCGGTAACTACTCGGTTCGCCTGTCCACCCGCATGGCCGACCGGGACCACCGCCGGTTCATCTTCGGCACCACCCCAGGCTGGGAGCCCGGAGACCTCGACGCGCCCGGAAAGTTCCTGCTCCAGTCCCCAGACCACCAGCAGCCGGCCCCGTACAAGGGGATGTGGCTGACGAAGGATGAGTTCACGGCGGAGGTGGCGCGGATCGGGCGGGAGACGGCGAAGGCCCCGGTGGGGAAGCGGCTGATCCTGCCCGCGGCCGGCGGCACGCAGCAGGAGAAGGTCCGCGCGGCGCTGGCCAAGTACGGGAACTGCACCCGCCGCGAGTTGGAGCAGGCGACCGGGCTCGGGGAGAAGCAGGTGCTGGACGCGGCCCGAGCGCTGCGCCCCGAGGTCGAGCGCTGCGAGGACACGGGAACGTGGCGGATCGTCCCCTCGGCTGCATGGGAGGCGCAGGCAGTAGCAGGCGGGTGAACCTGCTGGTCAGGGGCGCTAGCGGGTGGGTCGGAAAGGGGGGCGGATGAGGCGTGTTGGCAGGTCGGTCGAGTCCAGCCGACGCGGGCCCGGTCCGACCCTGGTTCCGACCCCGCGGAGCCGCCGCGCCTGCCACACTGGAAGCTGCGCGCCGGGTAATGCCCGGCACCCCTGAGATGAAGACCCCACCGTTCGCCCGACGGTGGGGCCTTCACCTGTTTCCGCCCCGGTTGTCGGTGGCCGGCGCTACGCTCCCCGCCACACACCGCCTTGGGGGGACCATGCGCCACACCACCACCGCCACCCTGCTCGCCGTCCTGCTGCTCGCCGGGGCCGCCGTCGGATGTACGTCTGACGGAGACGACAAGCCCGAGGCGCAGCCACGCGCCACACTCACCGCGACCGCGTCCGCCACGCCCTCGCTCAGCCCAGCCGAGACCAAGCAGCAGTGCAGCACTGCCATCGCCGAAGCAGCCCCGGGCTGGGACGACTGGAACTTCGACCCGGGCGCCTGGGCGGACGACCCCCGGACACCGGAGGTCTGCCAAGGACTGGTGAACGAGGACGATCCGACCCAGGGGAACCGGGACTACATGGAGGCGCTGCTCGACGGGTTGAAGGTCGCGGATGATCCGCGCGCCGGGTAGCTGAGGCTGGGCGTAGCAAGGCCCCGCTCCCGGGATGGGGCGGGGCCTTCGTCATGCGGCAGGTCAGATGCCGGTCCGGGCGCCCACCGGTGTGGTCCCGCACCGTATGCAGATGAAGCCGTCCGGCGGATCTCCGTGGCAGTTGGTGCACTCGGTCGGCGGCTCCAGCAACTCGTCCGGAGTCACGCCGAGAACACCTGCGAGCGCGACGAGGTCGTCGACATCGATACGCCGCTCCCCGGCTTCCAGCCTGCCCAGCATGTAGCCGGAGATGGGGTGACCGGCGAGGGCGAGGCGGTCGGAGAGTTCGGCGTAGGAGAAGCGGCGTTCCTCCCGTAGCCGCTGGATGTTGCATCGGGCGTTGCGAGCGGCGGGGCCGGGCGGGTTCCTCGGCTCGACTCTCACGAGGTCTGCTCCTTTTTCGGCCGGCCGCCCTTGCGCGCCCGGCGCTCGGCCAGTTCCTGCTCGGCTGCGGCGAGCTCGGCGAGCTCCTGCTCGTTGCCGTGCGCCTTGATGAAGGTGCGGACGTGGTCGACGAGGTCGGCGCTGCGGTCGATTCCCTGCCTGTCGGCGGCTGTTCCGTAGGCGTCCCACATGCGGCGGGGGATGCGGAAGCGGGTGACGAAGGTGTGATCGGTGGGGTCGGCTGCCATGCCTCCTATGTTCCCACAGAGTTTCTTCGTCGAATAGCTTGTGTGGCTACACAGTTATGGATACTGTGTAGCCACAAGGAAGCGCAATGAGGGAGCATCACATGAACGCCGCAGCCACCACCACCCAGCACAGCAACTGCCTCCGCTGCGGCCGCAAGCTCACCTCCGCCAAGAGCACCGCCACCGGCTACGGCCCCACCTGCACCCGCAAGGTCAAGGCCGCCGCCAAGGCCGAAGTCGTCGCCCAGTACAAGCCCCACCTCGTCGCCAAGGCCGAAGAGCTCATCGAGCAGGGCGGCCTCATCCCCCTCCGAGGCGGCCACGTCTTCCAGGTCGTCGCCTCCAACGGCATCGACACCTACAAGGCCGCCCGCCAGGGCTGCACCTGCGCAGCCGGCCTCAAGGGCAAGCACGTCTGCTACCACCGCATCGCCGCCCACATCCTCAGCCTCGCCGCCTGACCGGCCCCGTGTTGTACCCCGTCGACTGCCCCATCGCCCACCGCGTCCAGCTCCTCGCCGACGCGCTGGCCGCCTGACACCTCACCACGCAGGAGCCCCGCCATGCTCAACCCGATCGTCCGCTGGGAACCCGGCATCCTCGTCCGCTACCACGGCAGCCTCACCGACCTCCACGGCGTGTACGCGGCCCATCCATGCGGCTGCCTGAACTGCGGCGACCATGGACTCGGGGCCGCACGGTTCCAGCTCGTCAACGAGCAGGGCGCGGTGACCGTGCACTGCGTCCGCCCCGGCTCCATCACCCCAGAGGACGAGGGCGACGAGGGCGCGCATGAAGAGTGCCTCGGCATTCACACCAGCGCGGACGGCTACCGCGATTGCGATGGCAACCCCGTCTGACGACTGGCTCGACACCAACCGCCCCTGGCCCACACCGCACGGCAGAGGGCCCGGCCTGCCACCAGACCGGGCCCCGCTTGACCCGCCGACACGACAGGATGAACCCCATGACCGAGGCCACGCCCGAGCAGGGCACCCACTTCTGGATGATGGCGCTCCACGTAAAGAACTCCGCAGGCGTCCACCTCAACAGCTACCACGGCACATGGACGCCGACACCCGGAGCCACACGGCTGGACACCTTCAACGCCATCCGCGCATACGTCGACGAGCAGGACCCGACCGCTAGGGGCGGCTTGGCCACGGCCTTCGACCTCCAGCCCAACCAGCTCTGACCCACCCCGTACAGCAGAAGGCCCCGACCGCCGCCGGTCGGGGCCTTCGCCCTGCGCGCCACGAACCGCCACCCGGTTGCACGCATCGTTACCATCAGACCATGACTACCGGTAACGAGCCACCCGTACCGGCCGAGCCCGAGCCGCCCGGCCCGGACACACCCGACACCCTCCGCCAACGCGACGGGCGAGGGCGTTTCACCCGCAGCATCAAAACCGCCCGCCGCGACGCCGCCGCAGCCGACTACCTCGCCGAACACCCCGGCACCACCTACCGACAACTCGCCCAACTGTTCGGCTACTACGACCACAAAGACGCCCGCATCGGCATCGAACAAGCCAAAGCTGATGTCGCAAGGCCGGCTGTCACCAAGCTCATCGCCGACGAATCGCAGGAGCTCGACGCCCTGTACACCGAGGCCGTCGCCATCCTCCAGCGCCACCACGTCACCGTCTCCCACGGCCGAGTCATCACCTGGCTCAACCCCGAGACCGGCAAAGAGGAGCCGCTCCAGGACGACGGGCCCCGGCTTCAGGCAATCCAACTCGCCCTACGCGTCCGCGAGTCCTACCGCAAACTCCACGGCCTCGACCAGCCCGCCCAGGTCGCCGTGTCCGGGGCGGTGCGATACGAGGTCGTCGGCGTCGACCCCGCGGACCTCACGTGACGACCGCGCTCGACCAAGACGCCATCGTCCGGTACGAACCCCGCGGCGCAGCACGCCAGCTGTTCCGCGCCAGGGACCCGGAGACGTTCATCGCAGGGCCAGCCGGCACCGGGAAGTCGTTGGCCGCGCTGTTCCGCCTACACCTGACCGCGCTCCACAACCCGGACGCCCGGTTCCTCATCGTCCGCAAGACCGCCGTGTCGCTGGGCAGCACGACCCTCGTCACCTACGACAAGAAGGTCGCGGCCGACGCGCTCGCCCGCGGAATCGTGAAGTGGTTCGGCGGCAGCACCCGCGAGGCTCCCGGGTACCGGTACTCGAACGGCTCGAAGATCGACGTCGGGGGCATGGACAAGCCCGAGAAGATCATGTCTGCCGAGTACGACCTGGTGTTCGCGGACGAGGCGACCGAGCTGACCATCGCCGACTGGGAAGCGATCGGCACCCGCCTGCGCAACGGCAAGCTGTCGTGGCAGCAGCAGGTCGGCGCATGCAACCCGAGCCATCCCAAGCATTGGATCAAGCAGCGGTGCGATCAGGGCGCGGCCCGCATGCTCGTGTCCCGGCACTCCGACAACCCGGCCTACGTGAACGCGGACGGGACGTACACGGAGGTGGGGGCCGAGTACTTCAAGAAGCTCGACGCGCTCACCGGGGTCCGCAAACTCCGCCTGCGGGACGGGAAGTGGGCGGCGGCCGAGGGGCTGATCTATCCAGAGTTCGACGAGGGCATGCACCTCGTCGACCAGTTCGAGATCCCTGAGTCGTGGACGCGGTGGGTCACCGTCGACTTCGGGTTCACGAACCCGTTCGTCATGCAGTGGTGGGCCGAGGACCCGGACGGCCGGCTGTTCCTGTACCGGGAGATCTACTACACGCGGCGCCTGGTGGAGGAGCACGCGCAGCGGGCGAAGGCGCTGATGCAGTGGCCGTCGGGTCAGTTGCGGGAGCCCCGTCCGCGCGCGGTGATCTGTGACCACGACGCAGAGGGCCGGGCCACGCTGGGGAAATACCTCGGCCTGTCGACGTCCGCGGCGAACAAGAAGGTCAGCCCCGGTATCCAGGCATTCCAGGCCCGGTTGAAGCCCGCGGCCGACGGGCGGCCGAGGATCTTCATCATGCGCGGCGCGCTCGTTGAGCGGGACCCGGCACTGGATGAGGCGAAGAAGCCGTGCTCCACGGAGGAGGAGATCACCGGCTACGTGTGGGCGGTGAAGCCGGGCAGCACGTCGCCGGAGGTCCCATTGAAGGAGAACGACCACGGGTGTGACGCGGCCCGCTATCTGGTGGCGGAGCGGGATCTGCGGGGACGGCCGCGCCTGTCGTTCGTCGGTTGACTTGTAGGGTTCCGACAATGAGACGCCCGGCGGGCGGAAGGGTCGCAATCGTGACGAACCAGCAGAGCCGCAGGTGGAAGCAGTCTTTGAATACGGCTATGCCGGTCCTACTTGACACGACTGGGACTATGCTGTTGTCGGGATCAGTCATGCTCGTCAACGTGGCGGCCGGTATCGCAGCCATCGGCGTGGGCCTGATGTTCCTGAACTACCGGTTCTACGGGCGGCAGTAGCACGAGAGGGGGCGGGCGTTGGCCAGAACGATCGTCGGCGACATCGCCCAAGGCCTCCGCTCCATCACCAACCGCGCCCCGATCGCCCTCGCCCCATCGGGCGGGCGCTCCGGTCTCGTCTCCAGCATCGTCCGACCCGCCGGCCAAGAGGCGCAGATGCGGGCCATGGGCTCCGTCGGGACCCTCTTCGCCATCGTCGAGCGGATCACCACCGCGTACTCGCAGGTCGAGTGGAAGCTGTACCGCAGCTCAACGTCCGGCCGTGACGAGGACCGGAAGGAAGTCACCGCCCACGCGGCGCTCGACCTGTGGATGCAGCCCAACAGCTTCATGACCGGCCCGATGTGGCGTGAGGCAACCCAGCAGCACGAGGAACTGACCGGCGAGCAGTGGTGGGTGATCGCCCGCGACGAGCGGAGTAGCATCCCGCTGGAGTTGTGGTTCGCCCGCCCGGACCGCATGACCCCGATCCCGGACCGGGACAACTTCCTGTCCGGGTACGTGTACTCGTCGCCCACCGGGGAGCAGGTTCCCCTCGGCCTGGACGACGTCATCATGCTCCGCCGCCCCAATCCGTTGGACCCGTACCGCGGGTGGGGTCCGGTGCAGACGCTGCTCGCCGACCTCGACAGCTCCCGCGCTTCGGCCGAGTGGAACGCCAACTTCTTCAGGAACTCCGCGCAGCCCGGCGGCATCGTCCAATTCGACGGGCGGCTCGACGACGGTGAACTCGCCGAGTTCCACTCCCGGTGGGCGGAGCAGCACCGCGGCGTCGGCAACGCTCACCGCGTCGCCGTGCTGGAGAACGGCCTCCAGTGGGTTGACCGCAGCTACTCGATGGCGGACATGCAGTTCGCCGAACTCCGCTCGGTCTCCCGCGAGATCATCCGCGAAGCGTTCGCGTTCCCGAAGCCCATGCTCGGCACCGTCGACGACGCCAATAGAGCGAACATGGAAGCCGCCAGCGACATGCTCGCCCGCTGGCTTATCCGCCCCCGCCTCGAACGCATCCGGCAGGCGCTGAACACCCGCCTGCTGCCCATGTACGGGACGACCGGCAAGGGCTTGGAGTTCGACTTCGACGACCCGGTCACCGGCGACGTCGAGCTCGAATCCAAGCACCTCACCGCGATGGCGAACGCGGCACAGTCCCTCGTCCACGCAGGCTACGACCAACAGAGCGTCGCCAACGCGGTCGGCCTCCCGGAGATGGGCTTCCGGGACCCGAAAGAACAGCTCCTCGTCGACATCGTCCGAGGCGCCCCCTCGACCGCGCCCGTGATCCTGCCGCTCCTCGGCTTCGACATCGACGTGAGCAAGCTCGCCCCGGCCACGTCGAACTCGTGGGCAGACACGGTGTCCGGGCTCCTCGGCTCCGCTCCCGCCCTGGCCATCCGCAACGCGGACACGGACCCGCTGGAGCAGATGCAGCAGGACCACACCGCTGCGCTCGACGCCCTGCTCGCCGACCTTGCCTCGACTGACGACGACTGGATCGACGACCTCGGGAAGCAGATCGAGCAGGCCATCGACGACGAGGACACCGCGGCCCTGGCCAGCCTGTCTCTCGACTCGGCGGACGCGGCCGACACCATCCGCACTGCACTCGGCAGCGCGGCGCAGCAGGCCGCGAACCGGATGGCTGACGAGGCCAAGTCGCAGGGTGTGAAGGTGACCGCGCCGAAGGTCGACGAGTCTCTGACCGCACGGCTGCGCCCCGGGATGATCGTCAACTTCGGTGACGAGCTGAACGCAATCGCCACCGCAGTCGCCTCGCTCATCGCCTCTGGACTCGCGGCGTCGGCCGCGCAGGAGGCGGTGCGCCGCTTCGTCCCCGGGGTGTCCGGCAAGACCGTCGCGACCGCGGTGAAGGACAAGCTCCGCGCCCTGAAGGGCGTGTTCAAGCGCGACCAGCTCGGCGGCGCCATCCATCGGGCGCAGAACGTCGGCCGGATCGCCACCCTCGAAGCCGCCCCGGAAGCCCACTGGGTGGCCAGCGAGAAGAACGACGGCAACACCTGCGCCCCGTGCAAGGCGATCGACGGCACCAGCTTCGCGACGCTCCACGAAGTCACCGCCGCGTATGGGGCCGGCCCGTATCACGCGTGCCAGGGCGGCGTCCGCTGCCGGGGCACCGTCACCGCGCAGTGGAACACGACGGGAGACAACGAATGAGCGGCATGACCGGGCTCGCACTGCCCGCGAACTTTGCCAGCTTCGTCGCCCGCCAGCGTGAGCAGGCGGCCAAGCTGCGCCAGGCGCACGGTGTCGAGGCGCAGTCCTGGTATCGCATCACCAATGCGGCGTCTCCGGACGAGGCGGAGGTGATGTTGTACGACGAGATCGGGGGATGGCTGGGCGCCACGGCTGACGAGTTCATCGCGGACCTGCGCGGGATCTCCTCCCCGAACCTGCGCGTCCGCATCAACTCCCCTGGTGGCAGCGTCTTCGAGGGCATCGCCATCGCCAACGCGCTGCGCTCCCACCCCGCGAACGTCACCATCCAGGTCGACAGCGTGGCGGCGTCGATCGCGTCGGTCATCGCGATGGCCGGTGACCGGGTCGAGATGGCACCCAACGCCATGATCATGATTCATGAGGCGTCCGGCGTCTGCCTCGGCAACGCGGCCGACATGGAAGAGATGGCGCAGCTCCTCGCCCTGATCAGCGACAACATCGCGGACGCCTACGCGGCGAAGGCCGGCGGGACCCGCGACCAGTGGCGTGAGGCCATGCGCGCGGAAACCTGGTACCTCCCCGAGGACGCGGTCGCTGCGGGCCTGGCCGACGAGGCGCTCACCGTTCCGAGGCGCGGCGAGCCCGTCGAACCGCAGCCCGGAGAGGCGGAGCCGGAGCCGGACATGGCCCGCGCCTGGGACCTCGCCGCCTACGGATACGCCGGACCGAAGCCGGAGCAGCCGGCCGAGGAGCCCGCCACCCTCACGTTCACCATCGGCGCGGGCGTGGACGAGCGGGTCCTCGAAGCATTGCGCGCCATGGCCGAGGGGCGCACCGTCCCGGAGCCTGCGGTCGAGCTCGAACTCCCGGAGCCCGTCGCCGCGGTCGAGCCTGCCCCACCTGAGACGGCCGGTGTGCAGCCGGAGCCCATCGACGACTGGACGGCCATGGTCTCCAGCCTCATCACCGACGACGCAGACGACTGGTCAGCGCTCGTCTCCCATCTGACCGAGCCGGAAGCGTCGTCCA